TTTCTCTTATCAGTTATAATGTTGTCAAAGTTTTGAAAAGGCATAACTGTCTTTAATTTATTAATTGCACTTATGTTAACCCAATGGTTAGCTCTACTCCATGCTGTATTAAATACATCATGTTTCTCAATAACAATGTAATCTTTTAATGGTTCAACTGGTAACATCCAGTCCCACATTACAGTATCAAAACTTTCTGCTATTTTTACTTTTGCAATCTCTGATGGTGTAGCATCAGCTGCTAATGCTAATGTAAATTTGTTATTTGCGTATGTTGCAACAACTACTTTTTTAATACTAATGTTTCCTGTTACAGAATCACACTTGGTTATCCAGATACTTTCTCTATCGTCTGCTGTTATACCAACCCAGCCTGCGCCTGTAAACTTAACTAATACATCTTCATTGTATAATGTTTGGTTTGAAGTTAAGTCTTCAAATATAAATCCGTCAAACACTGGTAGCCTGTTTAGTAAAGGGTCAATGTTATTTACTGTGTCAGCGTTATATGCTAGTTCCATTTCCTTAAATTTTCTTTTGTTATAAGGTGAAAGCCAATATTTGTTATTAGTATTAGGTATAACTGAATGTACTTGACTAGCATCCCATATACCACTATTTGATTGTGTATGCTTTGTAAGACTATTGTATACTCTAATATCATTGCTGTCGATGTAAAGTTCAAGTCTTAGTTCGCCGTTTCCTTCGCCAGATCCTAATACAATAAATGTACTTCCTCTAACTGTGGAATCGTAACCTGATCCAAGAAACTTTATTAACATATTGTTCTCTAAAACAAATGAGTTAGTATCATCAACTAATGTATATACGTTAGTATTTTTAATCTCTTCTAAAGGGTTTTTACTTGTGCCTGTATATATACTTGAGTATATTGGCAACTCTTCTACCCAGTAGTAATTATTAAAGTTAACAAACTTGTCAATACTAATTGGTGGATTATACGTAAATGCGTTAGATGTATATGCTGAGTTATAGTTGTACTCGTTAAGATTTGCATCTAATGAATGTACTACATCATCATATGTAATTTTATTTGTTATGTTACTGCTACTATCATAAGATATAATACCTGGCTTTAATGATATTGCTGTTCTTAGTTTAACTTCTGTAACTGGTTCAATGTATGAATCGCTAGCAGGACCTTCTTTGCCATTACGACTACCTATAAAGCCATCAATTTGATCCAACGGTCCTTTTGAAACCATTTGATCTAATGTACTATCTAGCCAACTGTTATTTAAATCAGTTTGAAATATTTGTGGTAAAAATTTACTTGTCTTGATGTTTTGTACGTTTGATGAACCTGCTTTTTTCTTAGCCATTTAATTATGTTCCTGCTCTAATATTTTCGTCTGTGATAGTTTGAATAATATCAATATCGTTAACTGTTACGTCTGCAATAATAAGTTCATCCAGTTCAGGTGTAAACTCAAACAAGTCACCGAATGTTGTTCCTGTTCCTTGTGGTACAATAACAAAACTACTTAGCACACCTGCAAGTTGCTTGTGTACATAAGCCGCTAGTTCTGTAAAGTAAAAAGTTTCACCAAAGTCCCAATTGCTTGAAGCAAAGAATTCATCTATTGCCGAAACCGTTTGTGTTTTTAAATCACTGTTTGTTATGTTAGAACCTATTGTTTTAATTATTCTAAACTTTGCTTTTAAATCTGTAGAAGCTTTTGCTCCAAAAATTGGTTTATACTTAACTGGTTTAAATACTATAGTATCACTCATTGCTTTCTTTTCTCCAATTGTTGTAAACTGTGTTCCAAGTTCGTAACTAGTAGGAGGAGTAGGCATTGATGATATAGTACCCTTGAGCCAATTCTTATAAGCAGTATCATATGATGTAGTTAATGCATACACATCTATAACATTTGTAAAGCTAGGATCTACTACTTGATTATCTGCTGCAACATGATGCCAGTTGAAGTTTAAATTATCTCTACCAGGCTTACCGATTGAAGGTGAAATATTATTACCTACTGTATCAAAAAATACATCTGGGTTATCTGGTCTACTGTCAGCATTACTGTCGATTAATGATAGTCTGTAGTTGTTATCTGTTACTGTGTCATATCCATATACATAGTAAGTTCCTATATCTATAATATCACTGTTAACTGCACCTACAGCAATAATTTTATCACGTGTTGCTTTCTTAGTATAAGAACTAATGTCAACTTCATTTTGAATGTTTCCTAGTCTTACTGTACTGCTTGTAAAGTTAAATCTTAAAGTTCTAATGTAAATATCAAATGTAGTTCCATTGTATTTAAAACACAGTGTCCAACTATCATTTGCTAAACTAAACGTAGCTGGGTATGCCGAAGTTGGAGTAATTTCGTTATTACTTTCTCCTCCAATAATATCCCAACTTTTATTCTTGTAATTATATTTTATACTAAAATCTCTTTTTGCATCAATGTATGTTTTAATAATAGACTTTTCTCTAGCAATAAATCTTCTTGATAGTCCGGGGTATATAACAGTAATTGTTGATTGATTTAGAATATCTGTGTCTAGAACAATAGCACCTGTTCCATCTGGACGTATTCCAGTTGGCTTACCTGTTGATGTTTCCATTCCTAATCCATTTGCAAATATGTCTACTACCTTTGCCCACTTAGTTGTAGTTACATGAGGAGTTACAGTTGTATCAATATGTGTAAATTTAATTAAAGCACCAGGTGTAACATATTTCATATAGCTGTCTGCTAATTCGCCTACACGCTGAAACTGTATTGAGTCGTCTATAGTTCTATCAACATACCCAGTTAGTATTCCACTTGCTGTATTACTTGGACTGTTCCATACAAACGGTTTTGTTGCATAGTCGTCTGGTCTTAATGCTTCAAATGCTGATTTATATTTTGTATAATACAAGTTAATAAATTCGTCATTGTCTAATATATTTTTAATTTGTTTTTCAAATACTTGATTTGCAGAGTCTGTTGCATTGCTAGCAGAAGAAACTACTTTTTCTTCTTCATATATAGTAGCATCTTTACCTGTTAGATATAAATCTGTATATGTACCTGTTGGGTCTGTAAATTTTGAATATCTGCTGTGTCCACTAAATGTTCTGTTAACACTTTTAAGTTTAAGAATGCCACCTTGCTGACTAGACAACATTGTGTTATAGTCTTGAGCTGTAATCATTCTATCTTGACTAGCATAATTTCTAGGAGCATTTTCTCTAACACTATCTAGTGTCTCACTTGATGTTGCATTAACAATTGATTGTTTTAGTTGTAACGACATCACGGCTGTGTATATGTTTCCATCTAACCCTGTGTAAGTAATGCTTACTTTTTTATTTAATAAATCTTCTGGTCTAACAATATATGTACTATTGCTACTTGTTCTGAACCAAACTCTAATAGTATCTTTTGGAACGTTACCAAATTCTTTTGATGGGAACACAATTGAAATTCTGTTATTTGTTCTAGTCTTCACACTAAACACATCACGTACACCAGATGCTAAGTCGTTGTAAATTACATTACTGTTGATGTCTGTAACCTTAGACCATTCCTTAACAACGTTACCTGTTGAATTAATGTTTTGTACCCATATGTCTGTGTTGTTTACATTTTCTGCTAGTACGTCTAGTACTGCATTATCAATTGGAGATGTAATAACAAAGTCTTCAAAATTTAATGTACCTTGCTTAACTCCAAAAAAGAATCCAGTATTAACACTGCTAATACCTTTACCATCATTTTTAAAATACAGTCCAACACTTCCTACTGGGTTAGGAGATTTTTCTGTAAACGCTTTGTTTACATTGTCATATTCGCTGCTGATAATTTCATAAGTAGAACTTTTACCCACTACTTTTCCTTCAACATCAAACTTAATTTGGTTAGGCGTATTGTTTATATCGTAGAATTCTGATTGTACTCCATTTATAATAGAACTTTTCTTTGGGCTACCATATTGGTTACTATTTTCTAGTGTAGCATTTAGTACAGTAATAAAATCATCTATGTTACTTACATTATCTGTAGACTCATATTTTATTTCAGTACCGCCTAAGCTAGTTCCTGCACTACCTATAACTGCTTCGTTTGTTTTAATTCCAACAACCTTCATCTCACCAAACGCTGGCACGTTACGTCTCGGTTGATATCCTAAAAATTCTGCTAGTTTAAAAACAGAATCTTGTTTTTGTGCTGTACTTAAAAAGTTATTTCTTGCACTAAGGTCTACCCTGTATGCTAAGTTATGTCCAAACTGTGCAACTACATCTAGTAGCGATACAAATTCTGCTGACTCTACCCAGTCATTATAATTTTCTGGGTATGTGTTGCGTACATAGTCAACCATTGCAGTTCTAATAGTATCATAATCAAATGCTTGAAAGTTAGCATTAACATATGATTCGTATATAACTGTATAGTCCTCTGCCGCAAAAAGTTTATTTTGTCTTGTTTTTTGTGCCATGATTAAAACTCTGCGTCCTGTTCGAATTCTCTATCGAACTTAATCTGCAAATCTGTTGCAGTTGTTGTTGGTAGGTAAGTCAGCTTTACATTAATTGTAACACTTTGCTTATCTTGATTAATTATAATAGTTGAATCATTTACTGCAAACCTAGGGTCGTAATTTACTACTCTAAAGACTTCTTCTTTAATAGAGTCTCGAGTGTCTGCATCTAATGGTTCAAATACGTAATAAGGCAGGTCGCATCCAAAATCTGGGTCAGTCCACTTCTCGCCTTTGCGAATATTAAAGTGATTTAACAGATCACGCTTAGCCAAGTCTATATCTGTTAGACCTTTGCTTGAGTATGCTTGTGCTACAGTTGTATATCCTATTATATTATCCATACAACTATTTATGCTATAAATTATATAGGTAGTTTATGATTGCAGAATTAGTCTATCTTCTGGCCAATTTACATAATCTTGCCAAGCAATGTCTGGTATATGTAAGAAATGATACTTGTTTGAGTGTTGAATCTGGTGCCAACTTGGACGAACTGGTATGCGTACTGGTTGTACTAACCTATCACTTTTCTTAAGATTACAAGGACCACATGCTGTTACACTGTTTTCCCATGTTAATCTTCCTCCCTTTGATTTAGGTATAACATGATCTAGTGTTAGATCAGCTACTACAAACTCGTTATTACAATATTGACATTTATAGTTGTCTCTGATATAAACATTTCTTCTAGTAAACTTTGCTCTACTAGGTTGCTTATGATATGTGTTTAGCATGACTATGCTAGGAAACGGAATACGTAGAGTAGCACTTCTAATGAACTCATTGTCGTAATTGCTTATTGTTCGGACCTTGCCTCCAAACAATGCCTTAACGGCTGTCTGCCAGCTAATTGTGCTTAGTGGTAGCATGCTTAACGGCTGCCCATCGGCATTTAGTAAGAGGACACTGTTATTAGTCAACGTTTATTCCTTGAATGTATATGTATTTAAAATATTTATGAAAGAGTTAACTGAGTTGTTTTGCTAGAATTCGTTTTCTGCTTTCAGTTAAATTGGGTAAGAATCGTTTTGTCTCTGCATAGTACACGTACTCGGCTTGTGACTTTTGTTCGTCAGCCAATCCCATTGTACTGTAATTTTTTAATAGTGTTTGCAATCCTTGTTCTTTAATTAATGATCTATCTTTAGTAATTCCATAGTCAGCAAGCATTAATACTTTTGCTTCTTGTTGTCTCATCAATCTATTTTCTCCAGCAAGTGTCATTGCAGTTGCTACATAATCCCATTGTCTGTTATTAATAAAGTCAGTTATTTGAAATAATCTAGCTTGTGTTCCAATTGTGTTGATTGTACCTGTGTCAAAATATAAACTTAGTAATGCATCATATTGTGATTGCGACATTGTTGGTAACTGAAGTGTTTTTTTAAATTTTCTTTCCTTGTCTTTGAATTCTTCTATCCATGTATAGTATGCTTGTTGTTCTAGCAATCCAGCTCCATGGACTAGTGTTTCGTTACTACTATGATACCCTATATAAAACTTATTGTCAACCTTTTCTTTATAACCTTGCCAACCTATATTTCTTAGTTTTAAATTAATTATTTTTGCACTTGCTTCTAAATCAGATACTGGCAAAAGATCTCTAGCCGCTATAGAATCTATAACAGAAAATAATCCATAATCAATTAGTGTCTTAGAGTTAACTTCACTGGTCATATTAAAAGTTGCCATTATGCAGTATTCCCTTTACCAGTTTCAAATGTTTCTTGTACACCTTCAGCTCCTAACCATGGATGCTTCTCTGGCACTCTACTTGCTGTACTTGTTTTTACACTCGAGTTAGCACTTTGATTTTGTACTGTTGTCTTAACTGCAGCAGTTGGTTCTGGACCATTGTAATCTACTCTTGTACCTTTGGCAATTATATTTCCTGCTACTTTTAAATTATGGTTTGCATCTGCTTGCATATTTAAATCTAATGCACTGTATACATCAATACTTCCCACACTTGTTTCTAATTTTATTCCATCTGCTCCAGAACTTTTTATGTTAACACCCATTTCTGCTTGCATGTTAATACTTCCTTTAGCATGTATATTATAGTCGCCTTCTGTGTGATAACTAATACCACCCTTGCTGTATACATCTATCTTTCCACTCTGATTCATTTCAAACCAAGAGTCTCCGTTT